AGAAAGGGTTATGGGTTGAAGCGCCAAATATTGCTGCGTTTCTAGAGAAAGGGCAACTGGTGACCCTGACCGATGATACGGTGATTATCGGCTTTACGAAAGAGCAGGCCGTTGCCAGGGTTCGCATCGAACGGTGTCTTTCGATTATTAGTCATGCACTGAGTCGAATGAATGGTCGGGATGTGTTACTTAAAGTGATTGCACTCTAAATTGGTCTGACAAATTATGGGGCAAATGGTAAGCCGATTGTCCTGAAAAAAAATCGGAGAATAATAGAATGTTTACTGGTAATAATTTAATGATTGGATTGTTGGGCATTTGAGTAAAAATTGACCCTTTTTGCTTTGCTGGGTAGAATGTCGGCATGAAGTCGACAGTCAAGCCCGCTCCCACCATTCGACTGGATAGTCTCACCCTCAATCCCGATAACCCCCGCACCCTTTCCAAAGCCGCCTTTGAAAAATTAAAAGATTCTATCAAGCGTGACCCTGAATTTATGCCGTTGCGCCCTATTGTTATTGATGAGCATCGCATGATTCTTGGGGGCAACCAACGCTATCGGGCCATTCAAGCCTTGGGCAGGAAAACGATTCCTGCGACATGGGTGCAAGATGGGTCCAAGTTGACAAAAGAACAAAAGAAGCGATTTATCCTGGTCGATAATTATATCAAAGGTATGGCAGGCGATTGGGACTTTGAGATTCTAGCCAATGCCTTTAATGTAGAGGAATTGCGCGGCGTGGGTTTTGCGGATTGGGAGTTGGGCATTGGCATTGAAAGCATCAACCATGCCAACGAGTGGCAAGGTATGCCAGAGTTTGTCAATGAAGATAAAAAATCTTTTCGGCATATCGTCATCCATATGGACAATCAAGAGGCCGTGGATAACTTGAGCGCCCTCTTGCAACAGCCCATTAATGAAAAGACCAAATGGCTTTGGCATCCCAAAATGGCACGAGATTCTGTGAAAGGGATTGCATATATTGATCCATAAGAAGATTGCTCCCCGTTATCCCCTGTATATTGTCTCGAAGTCGAGGGCGGATTCGCGCTTCACCGTCAAAGCCCTCTTGTGTATGGGCTTGGATTTTCATGTGATTATTGAAGGTTCACAATACGATGAGTACGCTGCTGTTATTGACCCGAAGCAGTTGCTTATTCTCGACCCTGCTTTTCAAGATACCTATAACACTTTGGATAAGTTAGGGGATACCAAGAGCAAGGGGCCAGGGCCTGCTCGCAATTTCGCCTGGCAACATGCCATCGATCATGGGTACGATTGGCATTGGGTGATGGATGACAATATTCGTTGTTTTTTTCGTTTTAACAATAATCGCATTATTAAGGATTTATCTGGCAGCATGTTTTATGCGATGGAAACCTTTTGCTTGCGTTATACCAATGTGGTCATGGCAGGCCCAGCCTATGAAATGTTCGTGCATCGTCGCACTAAATATCCTCCCTTTATTGTAAATACGAGAATTTATTCTTGCAATTTAATCCGCAACGACCTGAAGTTTCGTTGGAGGGGGCGCTACAATGAGGACACTGATTTGGCTTTGCAAATTTTAAAATCAGGGCTGTGCACTGTGCAATTCAACGCATGGCTTCAAAGGAAGATTGCTACGCAAAGGACGAAGGGGGGCAATACACAAGATTTTTATGAAAAAGAGGGGACCTTAAACAAGTCAGTGATGTTGGCAAAAATTCATCATGATGTGGCAAAAGTGGTAAAGCGGTGGGGTCGTGTGCATCATTATGTCGATTATTCTTCATTTAAAAACAATAAGTTAATGCGCAATCCTGAGGTTAAAGTGTCTCAAGATTGTACCTTTGACTCTAAGGTGACCACTACGCAATCCGCGAAGTCATCGACAAAAACAATTAAGCATTAATCATTATGCCACAGATTGTCCCAAAATCAACTAAATCAACGAAGGTGAAAAAAAAGAAGTTGACACGAGAAGAACGCTATGAACGATCAAAAAAGAAGGAAGGCTTGCCGACTAATGAGTCTATTGAAGAAGCTTTGCGGAATACCTTTGGGCGTATCTCAGTTGCTGCACGGGCGTTGAATTTTGATAGAACGACTATCCATCAACGTATTAATAAATACCCACATTTGAAGAATGTGGTTTTGGAGTCACGAAATCTTGTCGTGCCATACGCTGAGACGAAACTGATGCAGAACGTCGCCAATGGCGATCAACGTGCCATTGAGTTTGTTTTACGTAATCGTGGTAAGGGCTGGAACGTCAATGGTGAACAAGAAAAGGGTGCGGGTGATCTTGGCGTTGTTATTAATATCTTTGAGGCAGAGCTAGAGAAAAGCCGGATTGAATTTGATAAGTCTAAAGCTATTGATATTACACCAAACGGTGATGGGTCAACGAATGGGGATAGTAGTAATGGTGCTGGATGAAAGAACTGACCTTGTTTGAGTGGTTCGGCTGTTCTTTCTTTCAGAATAGGGTACATGTAAGTAGCAAGTTTTCTATGTGGTGTCAATGTGAATGATTTACGTGGCAATTCTCGTCAAGCGATGTTGCGGGATATTCAGTATAAGCCGTTCTTCTTAGAGCATTTTAACAAAGGGCCAAAGTGGATAGGCATACAACTAGGATTTCCAGCAAGAGATGTTCGTCGAAAGATGGATCGTTTGAAGATTCCTCGGAATTCCAAGAACCGAGCGAGTGGCCCAGCCAATGGTATGTGGAATGGCGGGGTGAAGAAATGCGGGAAGTACCGAATGCTTTTATCTAAAGACCATCCATTCGCTGGTAAAAATGGATATGTCCTAGAGCATCGTTTGGTCATGGAGAAGTATCTTGGCCGTTACTTAACACCAGAAGAAGTTGTCCACCATAAAAATGACATCCCTTCAGACAATCGAATAAGTAATCTACGCCTCTTTGCCTGCCAAGCCGATCATGCTCAGCATCATAAGAATATTATCACTCAGTCCAAATTGGCATGATTAGTCAAACTAAGATCGAACAGTATGCTGCGTCGATGTCGCCGTATATGTTTAAGCCAGGAAAATGGGCTAAGGATGTCTGTCGCTTTGATCTTGATCCGTGGCAAGAGGAATTCTTGGATAATATGCTTGCTGGAAAGTTTTCAGTTATAAGCGGCTGCAACGGAAGCGGCAAGGATTTTATCTCTGCCGTGTTTGCACTCTTTCTTCTTTCGACGCGAGTAATGTTGAAAGGTCAGGTTACGGGACCAAATAAGGAACAAATCTTTGATGTCGTCTGGGCAGAGATGGCGAAAGTCATTAATAATTCGACTATTTTGCCGTCCATCTTGCTTTGGGAAAAAACACATATACGGAATCGTTTAGCGCCGGAGCAGTGGTTTCTAACTGCCAAAACCGCTAGCAAGCGTTTCTCCACAGGTGGTGGAGATGCGCAGGCAGAAGGCATCCAAGGCATTCGCGGGCGGTACACCTATGTTGGGATCACAGAAGCCTCAGGGGTAGAGGATGCCAACTTTGAAGCGGCCCGCTCGTGCTGTGCCACCCATAATGCTTTTCTCGGGGTCGTGGGCAATCCGCTCAGACGCTCCGGCTTCTTTTATGATTTATTTCATCAGGATACTTATGATGGCTGGTTCCGTCGTCATGTGGCCTACACCGAGTCAAGCTGGACAGACAAAAAACAGATGGAGCAATGGATTAAAGAATATGGCCTGGACAGTTCCTTTGTCACGGCGCGGTGCTTCGGGCAATTTCCCTTATCGGGGGCAGAAGATACGGCCATTCCGTGGGCCTTGTGCAAGGCCGCAATGGATCGGGACGTGCCACTCTCTAATGGCTCGGGCCTGCAATTGGGCGTCGACCCTGCCCGCTTGGGTGTCGATGAGGCGGTCATTGCTGTGCGTAATGGCTTGGTCGTGGAGCCGTTGATTGTGTATAAGACCTCGACCTCAGGCCAGTTAGTGCAAGGCGTAGTCGATGCCATTCAATTGTACGAAGGCAATTATGACACGCTTATCATGGTCGACGAAAGCGGAATGGGTGGGCTTGGAATAATTGACCCTCTGAGAGAGCGTGGATACCGTGAAGTGTACGGATGCCAGAATAATTTTACTCCCCAACGAAAAGACCGCTACCGATATGCAGATGATGAGCAATGGATGGAAACGTTGCCATCGTTCTTGTTAGATGCCGTGCTACCAGATGACGATGTTCTGTTATCGCAACTCACCACTCGCCGATGGAAGTTTACAGGCAAGAATAATAAGCAACGCACGTTAGAAAGTAAAATGGATTTAAAGAAGCGTGGATATAGCTCACCCGATAGAGCAGAAGCCGTGATGCTAAGCTGTTGGCCGCTCGATAGCCTCGATATGTTTGGTGGGGGCAATGCCGAGGACGAACGACCAGGGCTTGAAGATATAATGGTCAAATCCGGTGGGCATTATTTCCCACAAGATCATGGCAGCGAGGGGATGTTTGGGTGACACTAGCTAATTTTAACTAGATTGTATTAGAATGTGCTTATGTCATTTAAAGGCTTTAAGCATACAGAAGAATCAAAGCGTAAGATTGGTCTGGGGCATAAAGGTGGCTTTCCTCATACTGAAGCTAGTTTAGAAAAAATAAGGCTTGATAAACTTAGAAAGACATTGGCAAGGTTTACTGCGGATTTAAGGGATAATGATTGTTGGGATTGGGATGGGCATAGTATAGGCAAACATGGCAATTGTCGTAGACTTTATGAGTTATTCGTCGGCCCAATTAAACAAGGCTTATATCTTTGCCATCATTGCGATAACCCATATTGTGTTAGGCCGACGCATTGGTTTTTAGGGACACAGAAAGATAATATGCAGGATATGGCACGAAAAGGACGGAGTACAAAAGGTCGCCCATGCCCAGAATATGTTAAAGAAGCAAGTCGGATTGCAAAATTAGGAAAGATGTTAACGGAAGACCATAAAAAAAAGTTAAGTAGGTCTAGGCAAGGCAATAAGAACTATCTAATCGGTACATTAGCCAAACAGCGAGAGCTAGCCAGAAAAAATATTCAAACGATTATGACAGATTTCAATAAGTGGGTCACCGCATGATCGTAGCCATGTCGTTTACTGTGCCACGCTACGATGCAACTATTATGGAAATTCCTATGTTTACTGATGAATCTTTAATTCACCCAGTGCCAGATTCGTGTAGCCACGAATGGGTGTCTGTCTGCGTTGAGGGCGCACGCTCCGAAGATTCACCAACGGTCTTGGTTCATCAATTGTGCGGAGATTGCCAAACCTATCGAATTGACGAATCCAAGATTTTTTAAAATCTCTGGGCTAGGAAGCTGTTAGCCCTAGCCT